AGATTGAAGTTAAATTAGCAATAGAGAGCGAGAAAAGAAAAAATATTAAAAAAATTCGATTTATATATTGACATACTTGTCAACTTGTCCTATCATATTCATATACGGTGGTCGTAGTGTAAGTATCGAACACCGAAATAAATTCAACAACACCCTGATCGGAAACGGTCGGGGTTTTTTATTGCACGAAATTTATGAGTAACCAATGCAAGATAACGGATCGCCTAACAATGGCATTGACATCATAGCAACGGTTATTTCTCTCGCATTTTCAGGTTTAGGCGGTGTGGTTAAGTATATCACCGCAACACAATCAGCAGGCTCGCCTGTAAAAGTATCTTCCGTAGTCTCTAGCTTTCTAGTAGGGGCTTTCAGTGGAATGGTTGTAGCGTTTTTCTTAATGTCTCAAAGTATCGACACTTTAATGATTATCTCAATCGCTGGAGCGTTTGGGTATTTTGGAGTCCCTGCTTTATGGGGTTTGCTTAGAGTTTTCTTCCGTCAAATCGGTGGTTCGGTTGATGATTTAAATCCTAACTACTCAATGAAAGACATTGAAAGAGAAACAAGCAGAAAACACTCAATTCGTTACGATGACGAAATTCCAACTAATGACAACGAGGAAGATATTTTAATCGATGGCACGGAAAACCAAGATGATGATATGAGACCAAGAGGAAAATGGAATGGGTAGAGAAAGAGCCGCAAGATTAGGAATTGCACTCGATAGAGTATTTGCCTGTTTCTTATTCGCAGGCTGTATAGGTTTGTCGGTGCAGATTTATAGCCAGAACAAGAGTTTGGAGCTGTTACAGGATAAGTACGACCAGACAGTACAGTTAGCAGAAGAGCGAACGAAACGGATTGATGCTCTTCGGGATATGGTAAGCGACAGAAATGACAGAATTGAATTCTTGCTTAAAGAACAAGCAAAGGAGCGTAAGCGAAATGAAGATAAGCTGGATGGGATTAGTAAGATTGTTCTTTCAAGTAAATGTGTTCGTAGCGATGGTGTTAGTCGTGCTGTTATCGACAGGCTGCTTAAATCCGAGTAAGCCAGTTGAGAAGATTAAGATTATCCGAGTAACCATTCCAGACAATCTTTTAGTGACTTGTCCTAAACCAACATTAAATGGTGAAAAATCTTCTGACGTTGCTGTTTACGCTGTAAAGGTAACAGACCAATTAAAGATTTGTAACAGTCGGATTACACAAATTAAAAACCTAGTGAGTGATTATGAACACGAAATCGAGCAAGACGCTCACAGTGAATATCAATCGCTAGGCTTTGAGAAAGATAAGGTCGACCGTGACGACAAAGGTCGAAACAATGGCAAGGGTAGAGGACGATAAAATGTTAATTTCCGAAACGGTATTCAATAGAGTTTTCCCAAGAGCAATTAATGGAATGTATCAAGCGATTGATAAACACATTGAGTTAGCAGGTTGTTTCAATAAGCAACAACAAGCGATGTTTCTTGCTCAATGCGGACACGAAACAGCAGGGTTCACAACATTAAGCGAAAATCTAAATTATTCAGCTGATGGATTAATGAGAGTTTTCCGTAAGTATTTCCCTAATCCTAATGTCGCTCGTCAGTATGAGCGTAAACCAGAAAAGATTGCAAGCCGAGTATATGCTAATCGACTTGGTAATGGGCCAGAAGAAACGATGGACGGTTGGAATTATCGTGGTCGTGGTTTAATTCAAATCACTGGCAAAGATAACTATATCCGTTTCGCTCGTTGGTTAGGCGAGACAATCAGCCCGAAAGAAGTATCAAACAATTTAGAATTAGCTGTTAAGGCTGCTGTGTGGTACTGGATATTTAATGAGCTTGCATCTCTTGATTCTGTTCAAAAGGTAACAATCCGAATTAATGGCGGTACAAACGGATTAGATGACCGTTGTCGATTATTCCGTGCGTTAATGGTGGATTGATATGAATAAGTTAATTCTGATTTTTCTAGCGGTAGCAGTTAGCCTGTGCGGTTGGATTTGGTTTCAACACGGAACTATAAATGACTTAAAAGCCAAAAACCAAACACAGGCTAACCTTATCGCAGAACAAGAAAAGGTTAATCAATCATTGAAAGATACGATTGAAGTAGAACGTCAAGCCGTAGAACAACAGAGAGTAATCCACGATGAAATCAAACAAGCAGCACAAGATAAAATCCAAGTGGTTAGAAAGATTATTAAATCACAGCCTTGTTATAACACTCGCATCTATGACGATGCTATTGAGCGGTTGCACTAATAAGGTTACTACAAAGACGGAATACATTTATCCGCCACAAGCTTTCTTGGTGCCTTGTGTAAAAACTCCATTCATGGGTAACACATACGGTGAAGCAGTAGAGCATCTAATCACTGTGATAGCGGAAAGAGATATGTGTGCTAGTCAAATAACAAACATTAACAAGTGGATTGAGAACAGTAAGGCAGGTAAATAATGGAAGTTGGAAACATTGTAAAACTCCGTAATGGAACATTATGTGATGTAGTTTATGAAACACAATTCGGCAAATGGTTATTAGTAGAAAAGACTGAAACGGAAGAACCGCCATTTAGTCACTGGCATAATGCCAATGGTACATTTTATGCTGACGATGAAAGCCCACTAGATGCAGTAGAAGTGATTGGCCTAAACTAAAAAAATATAAAGGATTTCCCTATGTCAGACGTGAAAGAGAAATCCACGTCTAAAGGCGTGGTGAAATTAACTGATAAACAAAAACGGTTTATCGAAGAATACCTTGTTGACCTTAATGCAACTCAGGCAGCAATTAGAGCTGGATATAGCGAAAAAACAGCGTATTCAATAGGCGAAGAAAACCTGAAGAAACCTGAAATAAAGCGAGCTATTGAAGAAGCTCAATCAAACCGCTCAAGCCGAGTGCAAATAACTCAAGATGATGTTATTCGTATGTTGATTGAAAACATTGAGAAGTCATCTGGCACTAAACAGGTAGTCATCACTCAAACAAGAAAGTCAGAAGATGGTGAGTTTGTTGGTGATGATGTTGCTCAATTTGTCTATGAGCCATCTAGTGTGAATAAGGCCTTAGAGTTGCTTGGCAAACACTTGGGCATGTTCAAGGATAAATTAGATGTAACCACTGGCGACAAACCACTGCCAACAGTAATCAATGTGACATTTAGCGATGAGCCTTGATATTAAATTTCCGACAAAGTTTAGACCGCTTTTTGAAGATATATGGCGTTTCATTATCTTCTACGGTGGTCGTGGTTCTGGTAAGAGTTTCAATATAGCAAGAGCGTTAATTATTAGAGCTTATCACAATCCGACACGAGTGCTTTGTTGTCGTGAAATTCAAAAATCCATATCTGATTCTGTTATTCAGATGTTGATTGATCAGATAGAGAGTTTAGAGCTGCAAAACTTCTTCGAGGTGCAGAAAACTCAAATCATCGGTCAAAATGGTTCAAGATTTACATTCGCAGGGTTAAAAACCAATATCACCTCAATCAAATCAATGACAGGTATTGATGTTGTTTGGGTGGAAGAGGGCGAAAACGTATCAAAAGAAAGCTGGGATGTATTAATTCCGACTATTCGAGAAGATAAGTCACAGATTATTGTGAGTTTCAACCCTAAAAACATTTTAGATGACACCTATCAACGATTTGTGATTAATCCGCCAGAAAGATGCTCCTCTGTGTTGGTTAATTGGCAAGATAACCCGTATTTTCCAAAAGAGCTAATGGAAGATATGGAGCAAATGCGAGAACGTGACTACGAGCTTTATAGACACGTTTACGAGGGTGAGCCAGTAGCTGATTCAGATATGGCGATTATTAAGCCTGTATGGATTGATACAGCAGTAGATGCTCATATTAAACTTTGTTTCACTGGTAAAGGGTTGAAGAAAGTCGGCTTTGATGTGGCAGATGAGGGTGTGGATAGTAACGCTAACGCATTTGTACACGGTTCAGTCGTTATTGATGTTGATGTTTGGAAAAATGGCGATGTTATTGATTCCGCCAATAGAACAAATCAAAGTGCGGTTAATTTCGGTGCTGATTTAATTATCTTCGATAGTATCGGGGTTGGTGCTGGTGTAAAAGCTCACTTCAAACGTTTACCTAAAACCATTCAAGTTGAGGGATTTAATGCTGGTGCTTCTGTAGCTTATCCAGAGCGTGAATATATCAAAGGCAAGAAAAACCAAGATATGTTTTCAAATATTAAAGCTCAAGCGTGGTGGTCGTTGCGTGATAGATTTTATAAAACATATCGAGCAATCAAACACGGTGATGTTTATCCTGATGATGAATTAATAAGCCTATCAAGCAATATCAAAGAGCTTGAATATCTTAAGGCTGAATTATCTCGCCCTAGAGTGGATTACGATAACAATGGACGAGTTAAAGTAGAAAGCAAAAAGGATATGCGAAAACGTGGCATACCGTCACCAAACATGGCTGATGCGTTAGTGATGTGTTACGCACCAACAAAACCAAAATCATTATTGGATTTATAGATATGAAATTTTTTGACGGAATAGCATCGTTAGCGTTAAAGCTTGGATTAAAGCAAGAGCAGACTAATTATGTCGCTAGTTCAATGCTAACTGAGAAGCGTGACGAATTAGAAGCCTTATGGCGTGAGAATTGGATTGCAAATAAAATCTGTATCAAACGTCCGGAAGATATGACGAGAGCGTGGCGTGATGTATTCTCTAACGACCTTGATTCGGAACAATTAGATGCTCATACTAAATATGAGCAAAGAATTAAACTTCGTGAAACGCTAACTAAGGCGTTACAGTGGTCAAGCCTTTATGGCTCAGTTGGTTTATTGATTGTTACCGATGCGACAAACTTAAATACGCCATTAAAACCGACTGAAAAGCTAAAACGATTGATTATATTGCCTAAGTGGAAAATTAGCGTAACAGGCGAAAGAGAAACGAATATCACTGATGCTAATTTCGGTAAGTACAAAGCCTATTCAATCAGTGGCGATGATAAGCCTCTAATTGTTCATCATTCAAGATTACTGATTATGAACGCTAATGATACTCCGCTATCTGATAATAGCATTTGGGGTATTTCAGACTTAGAGAAGATTATTGATGCCTTAAAACGCTTTGATATTGCTTCCGCTAACGTTGGCGACCTTATTTTTGAAAGCAAGATTGACATTTTCAAAATTGATGGGTTGACCGACAAGATTTCGAGTGGCTTTGAGAATGAAGTGGCAAACGTAATCGGTGCGGTACAGGCTATTAAGTCATCGACAAACAGCTTATTGCTTGATAAAGAAAACGAATACGACCGCAAAGAACTCTCGTTTGGTGGATTAAAAGACCTTATCACTGAGTTTCGTAATGCGGTAGCTGGTGCGGCAGATATGCCAGTTACAATCTTATTCGGTCAATCAGTTTCTGGTTTAGCGAGTGGCGATGAGGACATTCAAAACTACCATGAGTCAATTCATCGCTTGCAAGAGTCAAGATTAAGACCTGTTTTAGAAGTTATTGATACTCTAATTTGTGGTGAATTGTTTGGTGGCCAGCCTGAAGATTGGTGGTTTGAATTCTTACCTTTAACCGTTGTTAAGCAAGAGCAACAAATCAATATGCTGAACACGTTCGCAACCGCAACCAATACACTAATTCAGAACGGTATCGTAACAGAACAGCAAGTAGCTAACGAATTGCGAGAAAGCGGTTTATTTGCCAATATCTCGGCTGATGACATTGAGGAAATGAAAAATGCTGATGAACTTGCCAGAAATTTTGAAGAACCAAAAGGCGAAAGTACGCAAGTTCAAGCCAGTGAAAATGAGCAAGAGAACGGAGCTTTGGTATAGACAACAGCTTAAGCATTTCGTCAAAACGATGACCGATGATGTAGAAAGAGCCCTGCAACAACCGCAAGGCTCTTTTTTTATGGATGATGCGAAAGGATTTCAGGCTATTAGTGCAAAAGCGCTGATGAAAGTATTAGAGAAGTACGAGAAATCAGACCGCATTTCACAGGCCGAAAATATCGCTAATGGCTTTGTTAATCGAGGTGATGCACAAAACCATGCTGAAGTATCAACCAATCTAAAAAATCAGACTGGCATCGATTTATCCGCCTATTTACGCAATAACCCAAATGTTGTAGAAAGGGTAAACGAATTAACGGTAAGTAACATCCAATTAATCAAATCTATTCGCACGCAATATCTTGATAAGGTGCAAAATGCCGTCATGCAAGCGATGGTTCAGGGGGCATTGAATAAAGACTTAGGTGAACAACTCAAAAAACTAGGGAAAGATGCAGAAAGTCGTGCAATGCTTATTGCTAGAGACCAGTCATCAAAATTAAATGCAGCATTAACTCGAGCACGCCATGAGGAAGTGGGCATAAAAAAATATATGTGGTCAACATCGGGTGATGAGCGTGTGCGTGCAAGCCATGCTGAAAAGGATGGGAAGATATTCGAATATACCAATCCTCCCGCTGATACTGGTAACCCTGGTCATGATGTTAATTGTCGATGTGTAGCGATTCCTGTGCTTGATGATTCGGTTAAAGCTTCAAGTAACGAGCAAGAAGCGCCATCAGAATCAATTAAAGAGGATTTGTCGCTTTCGGTTGAAAAGCTTGTTGAAAAATCACAGAAAATAGAACCGACAATTACGGCAGATATTAGCAATATCGCAACAAAATCAGGTGGTAAACTTGTTGGTTTAGAAAATCGTCTAAAAAGTCCGTATTCAATAAAGAGAAAAATTGAAGCTGAGGTTGCAGATGGATTTTCCAAGTCGCTTTCACTGAATAAAATTCGTGATGCCATTAGGTATACAACAGTTTTCAAAGAAAATGATTTTGTTACTCGCTATAAGGCTATGCAGCACTTGTTGGCGACCGAGGGATATAAAACTATCGTGGTCAAAAACACTTGGAAGAACGATAGTGCATATAAAGGCGTTAATACATTTATCCAAAATGAAGATGGTGATGTTTTTGAAATGCAATATCATACGCAGCAAAGTTTTGATGTGAAAAATGGGTTATTGCATAAACTCTATGAAAAATTCAGAGATCCAAAAACATCAATTCATGAAAAAGAGAAGTTATTACTTGAAATGCGTAAACTAAGTAGTAAAATCAAAGTACCGGAAGGTGTTGAGCTTATTGAGGATAAAAAATGAGTTTTCAATATTACTTAGCAAATGTAGGCGAAAACCAGAAAAAACTAATCAGAGGAAATCCTTCTGATTTATTGTCGTTTTCGGTGTTCAATCCAAAAAAATTAGAGTGGGATGTCTCGCGCGGTATTTCATGGGCTGAGCGCCTACTTGAAAGTGGTTTCAGTGATTTCAGTGTTATCTCTGAAAGTGATGCAATCAGATTTATGAGAAGCTAATAATGACTTTATCAACAATGGCAGAATTATTTGCAAGGTCAATACACGCTAATCAAGTGGATAAAGCAGGCAAGCCGTATATTGGACACTTGCAGGCAGTAGTTAATAACCTTGTTGAGCCAACGGAAGATATAGTGGCGGTAGCATGGTTGCATGATAGCGTGGAAGATACAGAAACCACTTTTGATGATTTAATTTATTACTTTGGAAATTCAGTGGCGCAAGCGGTAGATGCGATAACTAAACGCAAGGGCGAGATGTATGCCGACTATCTAAACAGAGTAAAAGCTAATCCTATCGCGCGGTTAGTTAAGATTGCTGATTTATCTCATAATATGGATCTATCTCGACTATTAAAGATTACCGAAAAAGATTTAGAGAGAAAAGCCAAATATATCAAAGCAAAAGAATTTTTAGAAAATTAGAAAACAAATTAATCAAGCAACCCGATCAGAAATGGTCGGGTTTTTTATTGGGGTAAATAAATGAAGTTTACAGACAATACAGCGCAATCAAAAACACAGCGGATTATCACTAAAGACGGCTTTTTGGTAGTGCCAGCGACAATTTCAAAAGTTGGTGTTTTTGACTATCTGGCCTCTGAATTAGGTTTAAAAGAGGACGGAATTAAAAAGGTCGCACGAACAGAAAAATCACTATTTTCTGATGAAACCATTGAGAGCTTTGAGAACGCAACGCTCACAATTGGACACCCAGAGCAAGGCGTAAACGCTAAGAACTGGAAAGAGCTATCCGTTGGGGTTGTGCGTAATGTTAAGCGAGTGGGCGATGAACTCACGGCAGAGGCTTGGATTTATGATGAACAAGCTATTAAAACCGTACAAGAACACGGTGTAGAACAGCTATCTTGCGGTTATGACTGCAATATTATCCAGTCAAGCGTTAAAGATGCAGATTTTGAGATGTCTCCGATGATCGGAAACCACGTGGCGATTGTGGCAAAGGGTCGCTGCGGTGGAACTGTAAAACTTGCCGATGAGGAAAGAACCGTTATGGGAAAAACCGCTAAATTCCTCGATGCGTTTTTAGGTGCATTCGGCATCAAATTGTCCGATGAGCAGAAAAAACAAATCGAAGAAGATGAAGAAACCGGTAAAGAGAGTGATAAAGCTCCAAAAGCTGAAAAGCCAACTGAACCAAAAGAAAAACAATCTGAACCCGAAGATAAAAAGGAAGAAGAAGTGAACAAAGAAGAGTTTGAAAAACAACTTAAAGCCAAAGATGCAGAAATTCAAGCATTGAAAGATGCACAGGCAAAACGTGATGCAGAATTAGCACAAGCGGCAATGTTGGCTGATGCACAATCTGTATTCAAAGATGTGAAATTCGCAGATAAAGCAAGCGTTCGCGAAATCCAAGAGAGCGTTATTGTTGCTCAAGGTATCTTCACAAAAGATGCTGCGGCCAAATTATCAGATGCTGAAATTTCTGGCGCGTATCAAGTAGCTAAAGCGGTTACTGCTAAATTAGCTGATGAACGCAAATCTTTAGGTAACATCTTGTTAGGTGTTG